CCTGATCGTGCCCATCACGACTGATGGCGGTACAGTAGAGCTACGGCGAGCGCCGCTTCAGCTTGGGAACGCTTGGATTCATCCGGGGATCGCAAAGTTCACGTTCTTCGAGACTGCAGTGCGGAAATGGAAAGCTCGTTGTGGACAGATCATCGTGGATGAGTTCATCCGAATTGCCACTGGAGGCAAGCCGTGAGAGAAGCCCGCATCAAATGTCTTTGTCGGTCGTTGCGGCTGCCTGACCTCAAAATCATTCTTGTGAAAGGGCAGGAGGTGTCCATCGCAGAGGGGATCGCAATCGCTTCGGGGGATCTGGCGACCGCTGTGCGGATCAAAGCGGTGCGGGTCCGGTACGTGACCGTTTGTACTACGCAACGGGAGGCCCCTGACACTACCTTGAGGGTTGGGAAGCTCCGTCCCCCAGTGCTCCGTCCGAAAACACCACTGAAGGCACCCCAGGCGCTCCCAGAGCCCCCTCCGGCTACCCTGACGACCCAGGTCGTGAAGGTTGATGTGGACACAGGGGCGATAGTGCAAGAAATCACGGACAAACTGCTGGCAAAGCTGGCCACACTGCCTCTCGGTAGTGTGGCGTTGGGTGCCCAACAGGGTATTGTAGATGAGCCCCTTCATTTCATCCCCTCAGGGATGGTGCCTGAAGGGACTGAGGATTCCGTCCAGGTGACGGCTGAGGAGTCCAATGACGAGGCGGTGGCAAAAGCTACTGCTGCCCTTAGAAAGAGAAAGGGTCTGAAGACGGGGAAGAAAACATGACGAAGGTTGAGACAGAAAAAAAATCTAAGGTGCCTTTGGGTTGTTCCATCGACATAGGGACTATGAATTTGGTGTCTGCCCGGCGGACAGTCAAGGGTGTTGAGACCAAGCGGATGCGGGATGTTTTCCTGGACTTGTCCCCCAGTGCCAAGAAGATGCTGAAGCTCTCCGGGAAGTCCTTTGTGGATCGTGGGGACGACGTCCTCATCCTTGGGGATGCAGCGATGGAGATTGCCAATGTGTTCGGGCGGGAACCCCGCAGGCCCCTGTCTTCGGGCATTGTGTCTCCCAGCGAGGCATCGAGCCTGGAGGTTCTGGGTCTGCTGATCAAGAACGTGCTGGGTGAGCCTCAGGTTCCTAATGAGGTCTGCTACTACTCGGTCCCGGCAGCACCGCTGGATCAGCCGGATCGAGACGTGATTTACCACCAGGGTGTTTTCCAACGTATCGTGAAGGAGTGTGGGTACACCCCATACGCAGGTAACGAGGCGATGGCAATCATTTACAGCGAAGCTGCAGCGGATGATTTCTCAGGACTTTCCTTGTCCTTTGGGTCAGGTATGGTGAATGTCGCTCTGGCTATTAACACCATCGAGGGTCTAACCTTTTCAGTTGGCAGGGGTGGCGATTGGATTGACAAGGGTGCTTCCTCATCCGTAGGAGCTACCCAGGCCCGGATGTGTGCCGTTAAGGAGGCAGGATTTGATCTGAACAAGCCGGACGGTCGCTACCAGGAGGCTTTGGCCTTTTACTACCGGGCGATGGTAGAGTACGTCTTCGATCAGATCGTGGCCCGTTTTAAGCTGATCGAGGGTCAGTTTGCTCTTGCCCGTCCAATCCCTCTCATCGTGTCCGGTGGCACGAGCATGGCGGGGGGTTTCATGGAGTTCTTCACCAAGGTGTTCGAGGAGCGACGGAAGAAGTTCCCGATTGAGATCTTGGACATCCGGCAGGCTAAGGAGCCTTTGAACTGTGTGGCCTACGGTCTGCTTGTCCAGGCCATTCAGGAACAGGAAGGAGATGACGAATGAATGGGATTTCCGCTACGCCGCACACGACCGGCTGGACCAAGCCCACTAGGGGCCTCCAGTGCATCCACCCCGTGGTGTACCACTGCACGGATCAGAACAGTTTTTTCCGGGCTCTCATGTACTACCGGAAGAAACCCCGTACCCCTTACGAGATTTCCGAGGAGCGAAGTGTCCCTGGAGGGACCGCTCCAGTCCGTGCCATAGGCTTTTTGGTTGAGGACGGGTTGACAAATGAAGCCTATCAGGTGGACCTGTACAACGTGGACGTTCCGACACTGGACCAGGACATCCAAGATGTCTTCGGAGAATGGGACAAGGCGGAGTCGTTGGAGATGTTCCTGTTGGGGGACATCTGGGAAGCGTCCTGGGCTTCTAAGGCTAACGTGGATGAGGTCGAAGCGATGGAGGAGTCCCTTCGGACCCAACGGCACGAACGTCCGCAGAAGACCATCTCTGAGGACAAGGTTCAGGAGTATCGGGACCAGGCCCCTGATGAGATGCCCAGTTGCCATGATTTCCCCGTGCTCACAGACTCACCACGGTCCCTTTCTAGGCTGAGGGTGCCGGAGGTCTCACAGGGTCCTTTCCTCTTCTCCGAGGAGCGAGAGTATGCACGGTGCCATCTTGAGGCGATGGCTATGGTCGAGGAGGCAGAGGTTCCCTTCCAGGACATCCCCTGGTCACCCATCGTCACAACCCGCCCGTGCGTGTCCTTGGTTGACTGGTTGATTCAGTTGGCGCTGGCACAGAAGGCGGGGCACAATCTTGCCGTGTGTGATGATCTCAGAACGAGGCCGCTCGGGTTCATTGATGACGAGACGGATGAGTGGGTTTGTCTGGATCTGGCCCACCTGCACATAGGAGACCCCATTCCTGAGACCGTGGCCAAATCTCTTGGTAGGACGTCTCAGGAGATCAAACAGCTTCTCAATACGGAAGAGGGTCGTACCCTTCTGATCACGGGGGCGCTCCCTGAGGCTCCGCCTGCGTCCGATGAGCGTCTGGATGAACTCAGTGCCACTTGGTGTGCCGAGGCTGAAGCTGACAAACCCGTGGACGTGGGAGTACATCAGCTTGTGCGCCCGAGTCCCCAGGACCCCCCCGTGCTGTCGGAAACGTCAGGGCGAGGGAAGGCAAAGGACGACGAATGAGCACCGTGAAGACGTTCGAGGTCATCACACGCACGACCGTGGAGTTGCCTGACGGTACGATGCAGACGTCTGACAAGACCTTTAAGCTGGACCCTGACTCCGTCAATATCCATAGCCATGGAGATGCAGGGATGGGGCACTTCCTGTCCCTTTCCGGGATGACCATCCCAGACCCCCTCCGGCGGCGAGAGATTGTTCCCGGTACAGGAGAGGAGGTGGTGGAGAATGCTCGTCGCCACGTTGGTGCCAGGGCTGTGATAGAGGAGGCTGAGGCTCCTTTCCGGGCGGTCTCCTGGCCCCCTGTCGTTACACCTCGTCCGTGCGAGTCCTTGACGGACTGGCTGCTTCAGTTGGTGCAGGCAAAGGAAGCGGGGCACGATCTTGCCGTGTGTGAGGATCCCAAAGCGAGGATGTTCGGGTTCATCGAGGATGAGACGGATGAGTGGGTTTGCCTGAAGCTGGTTTGCCTACATATCGGAGATCCTATTCCTGAGGTCGTGGCTAAGGGTTTGGGCTTGCCCGCTGAGGAGATCAAGCAGCTTCTCCATACGGGGGAGGGTCGTACCCTTTTGATTCGGGGGGCCTTGCCTATTGCACCGCCTGCGTCTGATGAGAAGCTGGCGGAACTCAGTGCCACTTGGTGTGCCGAGGCTGTGGCCGACAAACCCATGGACGTGGGGGAGCATCATCTTGTGCGGCCAGGGCTGCCTGGATGAAAGAGATTCGTCTGACTTTGGTTGAGGATGATGGGTCGGAGATGACCTACGTGGTTATGACCACTACCTTCGAGATGTCTCAGTCAGCGAACATTGTACCAGTCCGCACCACGGGTATTCCAAGTCCGGTCGCCTACGTTCGGGGTGTCACCCCACCAGCGGAGATCAGTTTCAAGGGCTTTGTGCTAAACACAGTCAAGACGGAACTGGACCCCCCCATTGTGGCCACCGTGGTAGAGGAAGAGCCTCCTGGAGCCTTCCGAGAGTTTCTGGAGGGGAGCCCCTCCGCCCCCCATTGACGTTAAAACACTGATAATTTCCGTTGGCTGATGGGTAAAGTATTCAGTTGTTGACGGAGGTGTCCCATTTATTTCAGATTAACAGCGGCCCTCAAAAGACGCTTCATTCTAGAGTTGCGGAAGTACTGGCAGTATCACCCCCGGTACAGGGATCTGGTGGACAACATCCAGGGGAAGTATTCCTTCAAGGAACGACCCCAGCATAGCATCGTCGTTAAGACAGGTGGTGGTAGTCGGGTTGACCTCTCGGCGGACAACTACATTGGCATCGTTACCAGCTACGTCTACCTGACCCGAGTGCAGAACTACCCTGGGACCGCTTTGGAGTGGGTCCGGGAGGACTCTGTAGCCATCCAGAACAACAGTGGGCGTTTCCCTTCCTCGCCGGGGGTCTACTTCATCGAGTTGACGGGGGACACGGAGTTCTACGTTGATCAGCTTTTGGACGTCTACAGGGAAGCCGTCACAGCAGTCAGTACCACGCACTGGCAGCTTCAACAGCCGCCTGTGACGGGAACCCTCCGCCTCTTCGAAATGCCTGCTGGATTCCAGCTTGTGGAGGAGGTCAACTACACCCTCACCCTGGACGGTTCAGGTAAACCTACGGGTGAGATCGTGCTGACTGAGGCCCTCACAGGAGGCCGGTCTCTGGTGGCTGATTACCGTTCTCCGGGCGAGACTACGGGACCACACACAATCGTTCCCGACAGGGCGGACAACAGTACGATCCCAGGGGTCGTGTTGGCGTTTGGCAGGCGAAATGAGAAGGGCGACCGACTCGCCGTTGTTGTTGACAGCCTCCGTCGTCCGGCGGCGTTGGAGTACGGTGGTAAGTGGGATCTGTCCCTGGACTTCGATGTGTCCTCCCGTGACGTTTATGTTCAACAGGAGATTGCGGATCAGACTGTTGTGTACCTCTGGGGTGTGTTGCGTCCGTTCCTGTCGTCTGAGGGTATGGAGATGATCGACCTGTCCCTGGGTGGGGAGGCCGAAGAGCCCTACGATGAGAACGGGGACGACTACTTCTACACGTCGAACTTTTCCATGACGGTGGAGACAGATTGGTCTATCCATGTGCCCCTTGGTGTGTTCCTCCGCCAAGCGGCCCCCCTTACGGTGGAACAGGCTCGGTTGGTGGCACAGATGACGGACGAGCAGCTTGACGGCTGGCAGGGGAACATCCAGATGTTGGAGAGCCTGGGATTGGAGACGATCACGGATCCATTCTTCTCAGGACGGAACAGTACATACGAGACTATTCGCTAAGAGGTGCGCTTTGCCCCTTTACACCTATCAGTGCCAGTGTGGAATTCAATTCGAGGGTCACGCTTCGGTGAAGCACCGCCTGCTCCCCAAGAAGTGTCAGTGTGGGGAGGAGGCGGAGCGGATGATCCCCGAGGACGTGACCGGCAGCTTCCATCAGGATGTGAGTGGCCCGGTCCCACAAAATACGGGTGTCTCGCAGTACGATCTAGAAGCCGACCGAGCTATTGGAGCTTCCGCCCAGCAAGGGTGGGAGGTTGCAGACCAGCGGTTGCAGGAGAAACGAACCATCCTTGGTCATCACCCTGAGGCTTCCGGGTATGACCTCTCCCGGAATCCTGATGGGACGTACCGGGTGCTGACCGCTGAGGAGCGGGCTGTTCATGACCGAGCGCTTGCCATCAATGACAAAGCGATGAACCAGGACAAGGAAGAAGAACCTCCCAAGTAGCCTTCTCTTTTCTCAGTGCCATCCCGTTTTTGCTTCAATAACCAGGACTCATTAGAAAGGGCATAAGCCATTCCCGGTTTTGACCGTGGCTAAATGTGTCGATTTTTTGGGCTGAACATTGAAGAGAACATGTGAGGTGGACAGATGCCATTTCCTGGTCAAAATTATGCTCCTCCGGGCGTTTTCACGACGACACTATTTGAAAACCCTTTGGCATCGGCTCTGGAGAGCCTCAAGATTCCCATCATCATTGGTGAGGGAAATGAGAACCTCATCCAGCAAGACCTGGAGATCGTCCGTGGTTCCTCTTCCACGGTGGATCAGCGGGTTGTCGGTGAGGACGAGTCTCTTCGTGCTGTCGTGGTTGAGTCTGCCACAGGTCAGATCACCCTGGGTGCCTGGGACGGAGTCCTGGACAAGCTCCAGGTGGTAAACTACCCCATCGTCACTGGTGACGGTACGGGCACTACGACCACAAGCCGCACTGACGTGACCGTGACCATCAATAACGAGGTCATCGCCGTCCGTTCCGTGGCCGGGTCCACCGGACTTGTACAGCTTGCAACCGTTCCCTCGCCCGGAGACGTCGTCCGCTGTACCTACTACTTCGATCGCACGGACACCCTGCTGACCGATGACGTGTCGGAACAGGTGCCCAACCGTCTGGCGACCGTGAAGGCTCTCTCGGGTCTCGCAGACGTGGACGCCCCGAACTCCACCAGTGCCGTCCTGGACATCCACGGCGATATCACGGTGGGTGGTGTGGTTGTGGATGCGGCCAACAACGTTGTCAACCTGGTGGTTGACAGTGTGGCCCGTTCCATTGCCCTTCCGGCACGCAGCACCTACACGATGGCTCAGATTGCAGCAGCGATCACAGCGGCCCGTGCGGGGACGCTGACGGCCACCACCTTCGTGAACAGCTACGGACACTCTACGCTGTCCCTGCTGGCCACCTATAGCGTGTCTGTAGCGGATGGGAGTGCCAACGGGCTGCTCGGCCTCATCGCTGGGCTGGCTGATAACCGGGTCTCCACCTTCTACACCTTCCAAGGTCCCATCGTGGACGGTTCCGGCGGTGGTGTGACCACGACCGACCCCTCCCACGTTGTGGTGCGGGTGGATGGTGTCCAGGTCATCCCCTCGTCCGTGGACGGTGCCTCCCGTGCAGTGACCCTGTCTCGGGCACCCAAAGCGGGTGCGGTGATGTCCATCCAGTACTACTGGAACACCTGGCAGGATACGTTCGATTACCTGGCTCACATCGCCGTCACATCGGTGACTCAGTGCGGTTCGGTGCCAGGCGTCAGCGACTACACCCAGGGTGCCGACTTCATCCTTGAGGATGATCGCATCATGTGGGGCACGGCAGCCACGGTGATTGCGGGGATCAATACGGTCGGATCGGAGCCGTTCGATGACACCCAGATCGGTCTGTCCCTGGTGGACAACCGGACCTTCCTCGGGGCATGCACCCCGGTGGTGTCCGCTGCTGGTGGTGTGTCCACGGACTCCCGCCTCAGCTTCCAGCTTCCCGTGAGTCCTACGCTGGGAAACGGGCGGGATACACCGCTCGGTCAGAGCCTCTACCAGACCATCAGCAACAATCGGATCGACGTGGCAACCAACCGTCCTGATGTCGTGTGGGCCTACTGGGGCTACGACGTCCAGGATGCGATGGCACGGGGCAAGGTTGAAGTGCTGAAGGTTGAAGGTTCCGTCCTCACCTTGGCGGAGGCCGTTCCTCCGGGTGCCTCGGTGTGGGCAACCGTGTACTACAACGTTCTCACCGACGCCACCTACACCATCGCCAACGAGGCAGCGGGTGCCTCGGGTGTTGGTCAGTACGCCGTGAAGAACGCCCTGGGCGCTTCCATCTTCGGTGCCTCAATCACCGCAGGGAGTAAGGGTGCGGCTCTTGTAGGAGTCACTGTGGAATTCCCCTCCGGTTCCGAGTTGAACCCGGACTTCCACTATGAGTCCGTGAGTGGCGACTTCTTCACGGGGCCTGTTGACGAGATCGTTACGGTCCAGTTTGCAGCCCGGAAGGCATCCCCGGCCAAGTATGGCCTCTCCGGTGCCGGACCCTATGCCTTCATCGATGGTCAGTCCGACCACCTCCGTGTCCAGGTACATGGGATTGAGGCAACCTCGACGGCGGGCCTCGATCTGGCATCCCCCTCGGCGGTCCTCACCCACACGGGTGGCTTCTTCGCCTCCCTCGTCGGAACTGAACTGGCATACGAAGGCGGCGTTGGTTCCGTGGAGGGTGAGAGCGTTACGATCACGGCGGATGAGACCCTCACACTGATTGTGGACGACGTCAGCATCCCGGTGGTGTTGCCCCCGGCGACTGCCGTGGATGCCACCTACTTTGCAGACCGTATTAATGAGCATGCCAGCGGGCACGGCGGGCTGGCTCAGGGTGGATCCATTGCAAGTACCCTCGTGTTGAGCGCTACCGCTACGCCCCCCGCAGCGGCGACCTCGGACGACTACTACAACGGCTGGGTCATTGTAGTCGGCAACGGTGGTGCAGGCACCGCCGGTCAGGCTGTGACCGTGACGGACTACGACGGCGTCACCCAGACGGCGACGGTGACCCCCGTATGGGCCGCAGCGTCTCCGATTGTCACGGATCCCTACTTCATCTACAACCCCAACACGGTGGCGCTCTATACAGGAGCCACCAAGTTCGACGGTCCCGTCACACTGGCGGTTGGCCTGCATGATAAGATGCGTATGGTCTACACAGGCGACGTGTCCGGTGCGCTGGTGTTTACCGCTGGCAACACGGTGGATCTGGGTGATGGCCCCTTCGCCACGGCAGCGCTTCTCGCCGCCGAGGTCACCTCACAGACCGCTGTTCAGGTCACAGCCCTCGCCTCGGTAGCGCACGCAGGACTGATCATTACCTGTGCAGCGAACGCCGATGGGCAGTTGCAGTTCAGCATGCAGCTTCCGGGCGTGGACACTGCCGGATCTTTGCAGTTCCTCGACGCAGCAACCGCCGCTGAGGACTTCGCAATCCTGGCGGGTCTTGACACAGGGGCTGCCGCTGCCGGTGGTCAGGCTGCCCTGGTACAGGGTCCGATTGCTCGGGCCTACGAGTGCCCCGTGACCGGCGAGTACAAGCCCTATGACCGGATCATCCTCCGCAACCGCTTCCTGCCAGGTGGTGGCGGAAGCATGGCTGCCGACTTCGTGGTGTCCCAGACCGAATTGGGGGTCCAGGTCGGAAACGACATCGTTGGGCTGGCTACGGGAGACACCGGATACGCCGGGTCCGCCGCTGTTGTTCACCCCGCTACGATGTACGGGAACGTGGGCATCATTGGTGGTCAGGATGCAGTCACGGCAGAGCCTGCGGTTCTGTTCTATGACGGTACGGGCACCCAGGGAGCGAACGACGACTTCCTCTTTGAGTTGGACGGTACCCCGGTAGAGGTGAACTTCACCGCTACCCCCACGGGAACGTCCACGGCGCTGGGTCCGATCACGGCTGTCGCCTCGGTTCTCGGTCAGATCGTTGCAGCGATGGCAGCCGTTCCGGGCGCACCCTGGGGCAACGCAGCCGCAGTCATCGCTGCCGGGCTGGTTATCCAGGAAGGTGCAGGCACCCGCCTCAAGGGTGTCCTGACGAACGAGCAGGCCAAGATCGTTATCGGGTCTGGGAACGCCAACGGCTCCATCGGGTTCGGTTCCGGTGCCGCAGCATTCCGCTCCCTGGTGGAGACCAAGAAACTGGCATCTGCTCTGATGAGTCACCAGATTGCCACTTTCAACGACTGGACTTTGGATCCCACCGCCGTCCCCGGTGGTGGAACCCACACCTTCGTCCGTTATGGATTCGCTACGGTGGTCCTGGACGAGACCGACGCTGAGTTCCTGTACATCCAGGACGCTCCGGCACTGACGGCTTCCTTGGGGAGCGCATCCAGCGTGACCGTCAGGGATCCCAGCCCGAACGTGCAGAGCGCTCTGTTCTACGGCACGGGCCTCACCTCCGAGGACGGCGACGGTGCGGTGGGTGACCCGGCACTGGATGGCTACTTCGTCATTTCCAGCAACAGCGCTGGGTCCGGTTCCGTTGCCACCTCGGTGCTCAACAACGGTACGGGCCAGGACGGTGTGGTCGGACAGACCTACATCGATGACGTGACCGGCCTGACCTTCACGATCCTCCCGAGGAACTGGAGCACGGATAAGGTCGGTCCCTGGATCAGCTATCCCACGGGTGCCACGGCAATCTTCCGGGTCGCCTGTTCCACGACGTTCACCTGTGACGCCAACATCCCGGTCCGGGTTATTCCCGGTGTGGAGATGAAGGTGGCCAACACTGTGAACGTGGCTGTCGATGATACGGCGACGGTGAAGACCTACGAGCGTGCGGGCAACGAGCCCTCCATCGGTGACCTGTACTACGCCAGCTACATCTACACGAAGCAGGACTTCACGACTCAGTTCTACACCAAGATGTCCTCGGTGGAGGCAGCCTACGGCTCCCCCATCCCGGACAACCCGGTGTCCCTCGCCACCTACCTGGCGATGTTGAATGGTGCGGTCCTGGTCGGAGTGAAGCAGGTCCAGAAGGAAGGGACTGGTGAGCAGGCCAGTGTCGCCTCCTACACCGCAGCGATTGCGGAGATGGAAGGTGTGCTGCCCGGCTTCGTGACCCCCGATATCATCACGCCGATGCGGGGTGATTCGACGGACATGTACCAGATCCTCCGTCGCTCCTGTGACAAGATGAGCAGCATCCGGTACAAGTCCGAACGGACGGCCATCGTCGGTACGGTCTCGGGAACGCTTCCCACGGATGCAATCTCGCTGGCCCAGACCCTGGGTAGCACCCGTATGCGGCTGGTGTACCCGGACATGGCAACCCTCACCGTTCAGGACAACCTGAACAATGTGCGGGAGTATCTGGTGGACGGACCCTTCCTGGCCGCAGCTCTTGCAGGCTCGGTTGTGTCCCCGAACCTTGATGTGGCGACTCCCTGGACGGGGCGTCGGCTGACCGGGTTCACCCAGCTTGCCCGCCTGCTCGACCCGGTCGAGGCCAATCAGGTGGCACAGAAGGGTGTGACGATCCTCGAAGACAAGCCTCCGTTCCTGCGGGTGCGGCACGGTCTGACCACGGACATGTCCAACATCCTGACCAAGCTGCCGACGATCATCATGATCGCAGACGAGGTGCAGCGGCAGGCCCGGAACGTCCTGGAGAACTTCGTTGGGATCAAGTTCCTGCCCGGTGTCGTGAGCCAGATCGAGGGTCGGTTGGCGATGATGCTCAAGCGGCTCGTTGCCGCCCAGATCATCAGTGCCTACACCGGAGTCAAGGCCAACATCTCAGCCGACGATCCCACAATCGCAGAGATAGAGGCGTACTATTCCCCAGTATTCCCACTATTATACCTAATTCTCACCTTTCATTTGAGGTCAAGTTTGTAGGGCAGCCACTATTCAGCGTAAAAGAGCCTAGTAATCCTTGACGACCTCCTGATTTCCCGGTATCGTGGATTTAGGAGGTGGCTCAATGGGTGGACCAAGATCTAAAGCAACTCAGGAAGAAATCCTAGACCCTTTTGCGACGACGGAGCCTTTCAAAGCTGTTGCTCGTCGTTTGGGCATGAGTCCCAACACTTTACGAGTTAAATGGAAGGCCGCTTTTGGGGAAGATGCCTTTGTCGCACGTGGCAAAAAGCTCCAGGCTGCTGCGGCTGCCAAAACATGTCGGGCTACGGCTAACTCTCGTGTGTACAAGGACGTTACAGTGGCATGTTCAAAGTGTCATAGTCCTGTCGTTCTGAAAGCTAATCAGACGGCACACATGGAGTTAACAACTTTCGTCTGTGAAAATTGCCGTTGTGATCGTGCTTGTCCTGTGTGTGGCTTACAGGTAGTTGGGGAAGGGGGTCTGGCGGGACATTTCGGACGTCGTAGAAAGGCGGGGGACGAGGCGCACATTCGTTATCAGGATGCCCAAAGGGAAGCCCGTTGGGCTAGTGTCACACAGGGGGTTGACTACGTCGTCTGCCTTGTCTGTGGTCATCGTTCGAAGTCTTTGGCTCGACATTTGAAAGCGGCACATGGGATTACGGCGGATCAGTACCGTGCTCAGTATGGTCGAGATGTTCAGATTCGTTCCCTAAAGGTTGAACGGGCAATGTCTGACGCTGCTAGGACTAGGGATGGTGGACATGGTACAGGCGAGGTTAAGTCCGTCACCTGTCCGGGGTGTGGTACGCCCCATGACGTTTCCAAGTTTTTGGGTTGGATGCATGACAGTCGTTGTCCCTCCTGCCAACAGAAAGCCGAGGATACCAGATGGGCTGACAAGTTCGAACCTGAGGATTACGTGACTTGTTTAGAGTGTGGGTACAGAGCGGAGAACCTAACTAGCCACATACAGAACGCTCATCCTGGGTACCGACAGCAACACCCAAAAGCCTTAATGGTAGCTTTGTCATCAGCAATACGGGACAAGTCTGTATTACGAGGGCGACGACTGTCGGATGAAACCCGACAGAAGATGTCCGAGAATGCCGGGCGTTGGAACAAGGGACTAACCAAGGAGGACCATCCGAGCATCGCCCGGAGTTCCAAAAAAATGTTAGGACGGCCTTCTTGGAGTAAAGGATTGACAGCAGCAGAGGATCCTCGTTTGGCGGAAACTGCCCGGAAGTTGAAATTCTATACTGGAGAGAACCGTCCTTGGGATAATGGGTTGGCTGCTAATTTAACCCTGAAGGATTTCGAACCCTTTATGGATGCTGATGGCTGTGTTGATCATCATCGGGTGACGGAAGTTACGGGGGTCTCTTGGATCACTGTGCGAAAGTATATCGTGGACCTGGGGTTGGCTCAGACTCGGCGGTACGTCAGGAACGCTGCTGATGACCGGACGATCCGGTTGGATAAGGCATTACTGGAACAGTTCAAACTGAAGAACGGGAAGGTTTCCATTGGTAAAGCGATGTCCGTGACGGGGCATCATTACCCCGTTATCAAGAGGGAGTGTGACCGGCATGGCCTGCCTACCTTTCATCGGCATATCCGACAAATTCTTTGTTTGGACGCTGTTAGTAAGGCTTTGGGTGACGTGCCCTATGAGATGGAATGGTCCTCCATGAGATATACCAACCCTCCGACTGGACGTCGTTTCCGTTTCGATGGTCATTTCCTTCTCCCTGACGCTACCCACCTAATAGTTGAATTCCAGGGTCATCAGCATTACACGTTCCCTAACGCTTTTATGATTGACGAGTCCTATTTGCCTGAATATGAGGCACTACGGGAGCGTGACCGGATTAAGCGGGAGATGGTCCAGGCTTCGTCCGGATTCCATTACCTGGAGGTTACTGAGGATGAGCCCTACCGAGACGTGTCCTATCTACAGGGACGGTTAGTTTCCCTCGGTGTTCTTGAAGCGAAGGCACAGGGTCTTTGGTTAGGGACGAGGTTGATTTGTCCCGCTCAGGATCAAACTGAGATTAGCCGACCTTGATGTCGACGGGCTGGACCTTGGCGGTCTTCCTGAAGGGGATCCTCACGGTCAGGACACCGTTCACACACTTGGCGTCGATCTTGGCCGTGTCGTACTTCTCATCGAGCAGTACACTGGCGGAGAAGGTGTGTTCCTTGCCGCCTTGTATGAGAGGGAGCTTGTAGGTGACGTCGATCTGAAGCGACCCCTTCTCGACCTTGATGGTCACATCCTCACGGGTGGCTCCGGGGATGAGCGCCTGGTACGTGGACCCCGTGTCATCGTGGACGATCCCATGTACTCCTACCTCGGTGCTTTTCCACTCGGGGGTGTCCTTCCCGAAGAGATCGTCCAGTTTCCTGAACATCTCATCGAACCGGGGGCCGAAGATGTTGTCCCCATCGAATCCGCATCTGTCCTTCATTGTGGCCTCCTTTTGCTGCCTACAACCCTGAAGGTAACAGGGCTATGCCTCCTGTCAAGATGAAACCTCTGAAAAATCTTTTTTGACAAACTTGACAGCGGGAAGTTGACAGCCTACTCTAGCGAGCAAGGACGGGGGTAGGAATGCAGCACTACATCTATTTTTTAGAGGACGCAAAAAATGAGGCCATTAAGATAGGGACATCCACAAACCCTCGGGACCGAGCATCTGCTATTCAGGTGTCCACACCGTCTAATGTGGTTCTTTTGCGTTATGTCCCGGTCAAGGCTCCCTATGATGTGGAGGAGTTTCTGCACCGGCAGTTTCAACATCTTTATATCAGGGGGGAGTGGTTTCGGAATGTCCCGGAACTCAAGGAGTTCGCTCTGAGGGGGGACGTTCCGCAGTTTGTTCCTCAGGGTCAAAGGTCATCTTGTGCAGTAGCCTTGGACACGGATGACAAATGGTCTCTGCCCCAACTCTCAGAATTGGTGGGGGTCTCCGCCCGAACTATCAGGTACTACATCTCCATTTACCTTTTGCCTGGTCCTTGTCGTTCTGGACCGGGGGCCTACTACACCGAAAAACATCGGGTGATGCTTCTTTTTATCTCTGAGAAGAGGGCACAGCGGCTGAGTCTCACTGAGATCCGCTCTTTGTTGGAAAAGTCACTGCCCACAGAAACCAGATCTTTACCCCAAACTCCGGCTCAAAAGGAGATCGTGTATGCTGTTTCCGATGATGTGATTGTACGCATTCCAGAGAGACTTTCCCCTTGGAGAAAAAACCGCATCCTTTCTGGTTTGGCTCAGTTTGAGCGAGACATTCAAAAGATCCCGGATATTGCAGACGAAAACGAGGAGATTTGACGATGAGAGGCATGGCACAGGAACTCGGAAACGTATTGGTGAATCCGCACACGCACGTCCCAGTGCCCCTGGCGATGGAGAAGATGGAGATGACAGGTCAGGTCACTCCTGCGGGTGGGTTGATGACCATCGTCCACAGCTTCAAGTGCGCCGGGGACCAGCCCATGGAGGCGCTGTACATCTTCCAGCTTCCCCGTGGTGGGGCCGTCCGGCGGTACAAGGTGAAGGGAAAGGACTTCGAGGTGGACTCCCAGCTTACCCCGAGGGAGGACGCCCGGAAGGAGTACGAGGCTGGCGTGGAGGCCGGTCACCTGTCCACCCTGGCGGAGACTAGCCTGGACGGGGTCGTAACCATCATGGTGGGACAGGTCCAGCCCGATGAGACGGTCACGGTCGCTGTTGATGTGATCGGTGGGGTGGAACTGCAGGACGGGCGGTACCGCTTCCGGTTCCCCTTTACCCTGGCCCCCAGCTATCACAGCATTGCCCGCATCACGCCCACTTCTGGTGGTTCCAAGATGGAATTGCCTCAGGACATCTTCGATGAGTTGGTCCTGCCCGAGTGGAAGGACAACGCCGAGGAGTTGCACGAGATCAGTTTCAGGCTTCACCTGGAGGCCGCTGGTTTGGTCGGTACCGTGTCCTCCCCCTCTCACAACGTGACGATGCAGCAGAACATCAATGGTTCCGCTGACGTTTGGCTGGCGGGCCTCTCCTCGTCCCCGGATCGGGATCTGGTCATCGACGTGTCCACCCGTGAGGTGGCCCCGGTGGTGTTTGCCGATCAGTCCATAGTGAAGGGGAAGCCATCTAAGGGCAAAAAAGGTCATCCCCGGTGGATGGTCGCCCTCCCCTCCGAACTCGTCCCACAGGCCACCCAGGTGCCCAGGAAGGTGATTTTCATGGTGGATCGCTCCGGCTCCATGCGGGGGAAGAGGATCGAGCAGGCCCTGGTGTCCGTGAAGGCGTGTCTTTCCGGGTTGGCTCCGGAGGATCAGTTTGGTCTGCTCCGGTTCGACAGTATGACGGAGACCTTCCATAAGAGCTTGGCGCAGGCTACCGATGACAATCGTGCTCGTGCGGCCCGCTGGTTGCAGGGGACACACTCTCAGGGTGGGACGCAGTTGGCTACGGCCTTGTCGGAGGCTCTGACGATCCTGGATGGTGATGGAGACATTTTCCTGATCACGGACGGTGAGGTGTGGGAGACCGGCCCCATCGTGGAGTCCATGGCTGCTTCCGGGAGCCGTGTCCATGTGCTGGGGATCGGGGGTGCTGCCCAGGATCGCTTCCTGGCCCAGCTTGCCCGGCGTACCGGCGGCGTCCAGAAGATGCTGAACCCCTCGGAGAACGTGCTCGCAGGGGCTATGGAACTGTTCAACGCCGTCAAGTGCCCCCGTCATTCCGACGTGAAGGTGCTGGTGGAGATGAACGGTTCGGCCAAGCCTCAGATGCACGAGGTCGGGGACGTGTGGGACGGTCG